AACAGTTGGAAACATATTAGAACTCGTTTGTAGGAATGCCTCTTTAGGATTCCACGGATATTCTGTAACATGCTTATCATAAGTACCTACATCTTTAGCGTTAGACTTCAGGTTATCCCTATGGGCTTGTTCTGCTTTTTTGGCTTCTGTGATTAAAGAATTCCCATTCTTATCCATGAATCCAATCTTATTTTTAAAAGAAGGGAAGAAGAATCCACATGTACTTCCAGTAGCTCCTTCATCATACACGTTGTCAAACGCATAGAGGTTGTAAGCTTCAGGGTTGTAAAACATGGATTCAAAATCTATTGTTCCACCCTCCATATCTCCACCTGTACCGAAGAGGACCATCTGTCCTGTGGTAATACCACCATCTTCCACACAAGGTTTAGTTGCATAAAATGCATCTTTTAAATTGTTAAATGCTCCGCACTCTTCCATGATAACAAACACGGCATCTTTTCCCCTGGCAGCATCTGGATTATCTTTAAACGTAATAGCTTCGACCTCAGATTTGTATCCTTTTTCTATCTCTTGTCCACCTACGGTTTCCAGATAAGAAGACTTTACATGTTTGGTTTGGTTAATCTTATGTCTACGTTTAGACCAGGCAGTATGTTCGTTTAAGAAGTTTAAGTTATTTGTAGTCATGGTCATAATACCTTTTGGATATAGGTATTTTTTATCATGAGCACAGAGTAGGGTATAAGACTCTTTTTGAGTATTGTATATATTAGCGGCAATGGCAGCATTCTTATACGAGAATCCTTTACGACGTGATTTGGAAACAATCATATGTTTACCTTGTTCCGCAGCTTTATCTAAAGCTACAAAGTATTCATAGTCGCCGTCCCAGAATGTAGGGAAGGTTGTGATTTTACGAGTTTTTCCTGAAGTGTTTACTTCATCAGTAAGTCGTATTTGTACAAAGTTTAGGTAGAAGTAATGGTGTCCTGTAATCCAGGTACCACCTACTTTAAACCCTTCTTTACACCTACGAAGTTGTTCAGTCCAATACTCGAAATGAGCTGAAGTGCCTGAAGGGTCTCCTGTATAGTACCCGTACTTTAAGAAATGCGCGGCATCCCTATTAAATTCTCTAGTATTTACAATCATTCACTCTCATAGGTTTAGTCTTCGAAATCACCTTTGGAGCCTCCACCTCTAATTTTGGAATCTCCTGCCTGTTCTTTCTTGACTTCCTCTTCAAGTGCTGTAATTGTTTTGATGGCTTTTGGAAGTTTATCTGATAGTCCTAACATTCTATCGACATTCTTTGTCATTAGGTCTACGTCTTCTGAATCCAGATCTTCTATACCCGCTTCTAACGTGGTATTAATTTGATCTGTCAATAAATCTATAACTCTTGAGGATGTAATTAAACCCTCTTTAATACTTTTTAATGTTCTAACTGTAGCAGTCTCCTGGAACTCTAAATACTTATCTTGAGCATCTTGAAGTTCTTTAAATATTTTAAATGTTGGTGGTAATTCTACATTCTTAAGCACCCTTTCAAAACGTTCTTTAGCCGCATAATTGAAAAATGGTGAACGGTAATCGTTCAAATAGTATAAAAATGCAAACCACTTGGTAGCCTCACGCTTTTCTCTATCCTTGTCTTTAGCGATAAGTAAGCGGAATTCTTTTATGACCTTTATCTCAAGGTCAACTCTTACTCGGTGGTTTTCTTCTGTGAAGAATCTCATTGTTTAGATTTTGTAAGCGTTTTGGGTTAACATGGAACTTACCGAAATACGGTAATCTTACTTGGCTAAACTCTCCTTTTTCTATGGTCTTCTTTGTAAATTCTAATGCGCTTTCTACTATACTCTCGACTTCCTTAATGGTCCCGCCATCTTCAGAAGACATCTCTTTAAAAATCCCGTGTTTAAATTTATTCTTTGCCATTATAAGGATACATGAAATGTCACATAAAATGAACTTCTTTCTCCGACCCCTATATTGTATGTTGTTCTTGGGTAGAACACTTTGTATTCTTTTAATTGTTTTTCCTTAAAGTTAAGTGCTTTATTAAATTCTGGAAATAAAAACGTTATGGTCTTAGACATGCTGTGCGATTTTAAATTTAATTTTAACCTCTAATGTTTTAGGTACTACAGAATTGTGATAGGTATAACATTTATTGTTACGGTCTTCTACAATAGCTCCTTTATCCTTTAATGCTTTGATTAAATTATTTACAGCCGCTACACCTTTAACCTGTAATACTTTTGCTAGTTCTTTTCTTATCTGAGTGGTTCCTGTAATTGTCTTATTTATAATAATCATATTCAGTAAACATTCAAGATGCTTATCTGTCAAATTAAAGATACCATTCAAAGATCTAAGATAATCTTTTAGAAAATCTTTTTCAGTAGTAGAAACTACAATTTCGGAACTATTTACAATTTTACTCACTATCTTCTCTGTATTTAATTACCTTATCAATCTTTTTAGATAATCTCCTTTTCTGAATCTGTCTTATATTTTTTAATAAAATAATACAGCATTGATTTTCTGCTGAGAAATTATTTTTATTAAGAGCATAAAACCTATCAATTAACATGTCTACAACTTCTTCATTTGTTGTTCCTGGAACAAACTTTCCATCTTTTCCTTTAGTTGTAAACCTAACTACCTGTGTTCCAATTAGTTCTTTAAAATTAGCTAGTTTATACTCTACACCGTGCTCTATTATATCCATTATAAAATTTTGTTTAAAGTATTATAATAGACCAAATATACAAATAAATTATATTTAAACGGAATTATATTCGGTTTAAAACTTAACCCATATAATATACTTATATTAAAGTAAAACCAGAGAGGAAATTTAGCCGTGCGGTAAAGGGTGCGGTATTATGGTAATATACTTTTTACGATAATTCATGAAATGTCTTTCGGAAGTACTACTATTGTTATGTTTGTATTTATTTACTTAAAAATAGTAAAACTTATTCTAGACTAAGTTTCACCCCTAAAAATCCACTACTAAAAATAATGCATGATTTTCAGCGCTTTCTAGATGAATACTCGTAAAACCCACTGTTTCCATACTTTTATTTTTTAGCTCCTATTTTACTTTTGTTTACTTTTTTCTACACTTGTATACTTCGGTGCGGTATAATTTGCGGTATTATTAAAAACTTACCGCACCATTTTACTTTAATACAAATATATATATAAATTTTTTATATACCTTTGTAAAGAAGATGTAAGTTTAGTCTTCGTTCATCCCAACTATAAATGTATAGAATCACTCTTAGTAATAATCCTCGAAAGGATGGTACTTATAGTATCATAATACGAGTATACAATAAAGGCTCTAGAGCTACTAAGAGAGTAGATAAACGCATCACGGTAAAGTCACTACCATGTTGTCGTAAAGCAGACTGGAACTTAGATGCTGAACAGTATCGAAAGTCCTTTAAAAACAATGACGCATTATATAACGGTATGATTACTAAACTAAAACAGAAATGCGAGAAGATTTACAGAGCACTATTAAAAGAATCAGACAGTCCTTCCGCAGAATCCTTCGTAACTTTTTACAACAATCATGATTCTTACAATACAACCCTTAACATGTCCTCGGCTATTGGGTTTAAAATTGCTCAATTAGAAAAAGATAATAAATGGGGTACTGCTAAAACATATAGAAGTACTCTAGTTAAATGGCTTAAATTTATTGAAGAGGAGCATAGAAATTTAGACATTCCTGTTCAACTACTCTCCAGAACACATCTAGAACAATTTGTAAGCTTTGTATCAAAAGGTAGAGGAAGTGGAGGAGTAGGTCTTAGAATAGTCAACTTAAAAGCTGCGTTTCTGGCAATGATTACTTCAGAGGCTATACCTGCAGATACTCCATCTCCATTTGAAAAGTTTGTTCCTAAAGAAGATATAATCGAATCTACAACCCAGAAACCTTTAACACAGGAGCAATGGTTAGCATTAAAAGCATACACACCAAAAAATACTGCTCGGGCGTTTTGGAGAGATGTATTCCTTATGATGGTTTATGGTCAAGGTATAAACTTCAAAGATTTAGTAACACTAAAACCTTCTAACATTATAAGTGCTCGTGACCCTCAGGGAAATAAAATAGAAGCTATTCGATTTGTAAGAAGTAAAACTAAAGAAAAGCGTAACGGCGATACTATCGAAATCTACTACTCTAAGGATCTAAAAGCTTTAATAAATAAATACCACACACCAAGTTACGAATACCTAGTTCCTATACTAGAATATAACTGTACAGGAAAAATGCCTGATGTAGATACAAAAGTATGGTACACCTTATATATAAAATGTCGCGCAGCATTCAATTACAACTTACGTAAAATAGCTAAGGAATTAGATTTACCACACTTCAGTAATTATGCGGCACGTCATACATTTGCATCCCTACTATTTTGGGAAGGTGTAGAAGTTAGAATCATATCTCAGGCATTAGGACATAAAACCCAAGCCATGACTTACGAGTACTTATCAAAATTAGACCTAGTTACAATGAGAGATAATATTAAAGACATCCTATAATGAAAGACTACACACCTATAGACCACTACTTAGCGGCGCATACCTTAAACCTACAATCCTATGTATCCGATAAATATGAACGTATTGCTCAACTACAGCGTATCAATAAAATAGATGCTATAGAACAAGGACTAGCGGGCATACTAATCAATACGGACATCTCATTCTTTAAACTCTTTGAAGACATAGACTTCAACTACGACTTAAGCTATCATGGAGTATTAGACGAAATAAATAAACTCGTCTCACATACACTAGAAGGGCAAGAGGTCATATTCAAAGACACCGATATCCTTATAAACAATGTGCAACTCACTACCACTAAATACGTAGAGTTTATACCGTTCCAATCCTTAATGATAGAGTACATCCTTTTAAACATCTCTAAAAATAGGATGACAGAACTGATGCATAAAAACCGTCTTAAAGATATCAAATACAAAGACAAGCTTTACTTCACCATAGACGAAGCTGCGGAATTTACAGGCTATAAGAAAAGCTACTTATATAAAATGAAGTCCGAAGGCATCCTTAGAGCTGGTCAGAAGAGTCCAGGAGGAAAGCTTAACTTCAAATATAAAGATTTAGTAGACCTTATGTTCAGATACGAATCTAAAGTAGTTGAAGATTTTATATAGAAAAGCCCTCAATAAAGAGGGCTAATCGAGCTTCACTACGAACCAATTACTCCAAGCACACTATAACAATCTGTTTGGTGAACTGTTAGACCCCC